CTTATATAGTAGAAAGTACTGCAGAAAATTTAACATTTGCATTTACCGGACAAGGTTTGGCATTTGATAATAGAGTAAAAGTAGTAGCCGCTAACTTTAGTGTAACGGTTAATGATAGTACATATTTTACAATTGGTACAAATGGTGCAACAACTGCTATTAATGCAAAAGCGTTAGCGGGTTCAACATTGAGTGGTAGTAATGCAACAACATTAACTGCATATTATGATGATACCTATACTACAAATGCAACAGGAAATAGTGGAGTGGGCAATGCTAGTACAAAAACAATATATTCAGTAGATTCATATAACTCAATTAACTCTGACGTTCTTTGTGTAGCTACCGATACTGATATTTTATTAGCAGATGGTTCAACTGTTAAAGCAGGTGATTTATATGCAGGTGATATGATTAAAACATTCGTACCAACTGATATGCCAGAGTGGTTTCCAGCAAATGATGAAGGTGAATGGTATTGGTGGTATAACGAAACGGGTAGTAACGGTGAAATTGTAAATGCAGAAGTAAGTAATATTTATTTTTCATTCGCAGATTCATACGTTTCTATTAATGACGGTGCAATTAAAACAACGCACGCACATCCTTTCTTTGTATGGGATGCATTAACTGAAACTTATCAATTTACAAGAGCAGAAGATGTTGTTGAAGGTGATAAATTGGTTAAATACAATCCGGCGACTGGTTTGGTAGAAGATGTATTAGTAGAATTAGTACAATTTGTAAATAAAACATTAGAAATTGCAACAATCACAGTAGATTCTGCACATACTTATTTAGCTAATGGATTTGTTTCACATAATAAAGGAGCAGCAACTGCACCAATTCCTTGGACAAACTTAGTATGTTATGTAGAACCACAATTTGCAGCATCATACAACACAGCGGTTTCTACAACTAACTTAAATGATATAGCAGGATATTCAACTGGTTTTAACTTAACAGGTGGTAGTGCTAATCCTGCAATTGCAGCACCTACGTTTAACGCAACTTCTCCAAAATCATTAACATTTGCAAGTGGTAAGTATGGTATTAAACAACAAGCGAATACAAGTGGTACTGGTAATTCTAACTTTAATACTACTTCAGCAAACGGATTCACTATTATAGCATTTGTAAAAAATAGTGCAGGTAACATATTAAGTAGAGGTACGGATTATACATTTGCAGCCAATAGTACAATGAGTTTATCATCAACACCGATTGGTAATGCAACAACTGCAGCACAAACATTGACTGGATGGCATATGTTAGCAATTACAACTGGGGCAGGTACAAATACCTTCTATAATAATAATGTTAATATTGGAAGTGGTGCAAGTACAGCAGCTGCAACAACCGGTACCGCCGATATTTATTTAATGCAAAACAATACCGGTGAATTAGGTTCATTCTTTTTCTATCAAAGAGCATTAACTGCAACTGAAATAGGAAATATTTGGAACAATTTAAAAGGTAGATACGGATTATAATATCGTTTGAGTAAAAAAATATATATTTATATATAGAACAAAATAAATAAAAACTATGGCACAAATTAGACCAGAGCAGTTACAAAGAGTAAAAGAACTAAAAGGAAAATTTAATGAATTAACTTTCATTATAGGACAAAATCAAATTCAACAAAAACAATTAAAACTTGATGAAGAAAATATGTTTGAAGAATTTGAAAAATTAGGTGTAGAAGAACAAACTTTCTTATCTGAAATACAAAAAGAGTACGGAGATGGGGATTTAGATACCACAACTGGAGAATTTACACCAAAAGAACAACAATAATATATTTTTACAACAAAGTTTGTATATTTATATTAGAATATTATAACATAATTTATAAGGAGAACAAATAAAATGGCTGAAAAATTAGTATCGCCGGGCGTATTTACAAGAGAAAACGATTTATCATTCATAGCTCAAGGAGTAGGTGCTATTGGTGGAGCAATTGTAGGACCTTTCAAACAAGGACCGGCGTTTAAACCAACAATCGTAACATCACCATCTGAGTTAGAAGATATCTTCGGTGCAGCCGATGGAACATATTACACAGAATTAACCGCTCAAAATTATTTAAGAGAGACTGGTTTAGTAACTATTTGTAGAGTAGCAGGTATCGGTGGATATATTGATGCAAATGCAGCATATTTAGTTGCAGAAACAAACGGTACTGCATCAATCGTAGGTACACTATTAAGTACTGAAATTCCATTAACTGCTTCTAATTTTACAGGTAGTACAAATGGTAATTTCGTTATTGATAATATATCAGCATCTATTGTAGCAGCATCTACTGCATCTATTGATGATGTGTTTGGTGTTTCTCCATTAGGTAACAAAGGTGCGTATACACATACATTCTTTAAAAATCACGGATTAACAATTAATACATCTACAACAATGAGTGTATTAGTTAAATCACAAGATTTTACAAATGATGTACAAGGTGCAACAACACCAATGATTCAATCTCAATTAATCGGTGGTAGTAGATTTGATTTATTCCAATTCGATACATTAGCAGATGGTAATGTTGAAAACACTAGATTTAAAGTTACTATTGGTAACGTTAAAGCAGCAGGTGATATCAACGGTTCTGATTATGGAACATTCTCTGTATATGTTAGAAAATACGATGATACAGATAAGAGAAAAAATATTTTAGAACAATATAACAATGTAAACTTAGACCCAACTTCAACTAACTATATCGCTAGAGTAATCGGTGATGAAGTAAGTACAATTGATGGTGATGGTAAAGTAACTACAACTGGTGATTGGTCTAATAAATCTAAATATATTAGAGTAACAACGGTAGATTCTTCATTATATCCTGTGGTAGCAGTACCTTATGGACATGATGCATATACAATTCCATTCCAAACAGATGGTGATGATAATTTAGTACCTGCTGTAACATATGCAACCGGTTCAACTAATGTATATGCTGGTATTGATTTAGAAGGAAATACTGATAACGCATTTTATTTGAAACCAATTCCTGCTGGAGCTGGTACTGGTAATAATATCGCATTTGGCTTAGATGTTCAAGGTGCACTACCATTAACTTCAAATGCAAGTGCAATTGTTGTAGCAAGTAGAATATTTAATGTAGCTTTCCAAGGTGGTTTTGATGGTGTAAATCCAACAATTAAATCTAACAAAGGTGCAGATATTACTTCTTCAAATGTACAAGGATTAGATTTATCTGATTCAGCAGCAAGTGGTTCGGTAGCATACAAAAAATGTTTAAATGCATTATCAAATGTAGATGAGTGGGATATTAACTTATTAGTATTACCTGGTGTTAATCATAACGACCATAGTAATGTAACTCAATATGCAATGGATATATGTGAAAACAGAGCTGATACATTCTATATTATGGATGCAGCTGGACAAGGTGCAACTATTCCAACAGTAGTAGATGTAGCTAATAGCTTAGATACTAACTATGCAGCAGTTTACTATCCTTGGGTTAAAACAATTGATACAAATACAAATAAATTAATCACAGTTCCACCTTCAGTTTTATTACCTAGAGTTTATGCAGCAAATGATGCTACATCAGCTGAATGGTTTGCACCTGCAGGTTTGAATAGAGGTGGTATCACCGGTGCAGTAGCAGTGTTAGATAGATTAACTCATTCTGATAGAGATACTTTATATGAAGGAAAAGTAAATCCAATCGCTCAGTTCCCTGGACAAGGTATCGTAGCATTTGGACAAAAAACCTTACAAGCTAGACCATCAGCATTAGATAGAATCAATGTAAGAAGATTACTTATCACAGTTAAGAAGTATATTGCTTCAACAAGTAGATATTTAGTATTCGAACAAAATACAACTGATACAAGAACTAAATTTTTAAATACGGTTAATCCTTATTTAGAGAACATTCAACAAAGACAAGGTTTATACGCATTCAAAGTTGTAATGGATGAAACAAATAACACTCCAGACGTAATCGATAGAAACATCTTAAAAGGTGCAATATTCTTACAACCAACTAAAACTGCAGAATTCATTCAAATTGATTTCAACGTTTTACCAACTGGGGCAACTTTTAACGCATAAATTAAAAAAAGATATACTTATATTTAAGTAAAGGAGAAATAAACAATGGCTGACGTACTATCATTTGATAAGATATTTTATACAAACTTTGAACCAAAGTTAGCAAACCGTTTCATTATGGAAATCGATGGTATTCCATCTTTCATGGTAAAAACAGCAAACAGACCTAAGTTAGAAAGTGAAGTTGTAGAATTAGACCATATCAACTTAAAGAGAAAAATTAAAGGTAAATCAAATTGGACTGATATCACTATCACTCTATATGACCCAATTGTACCAAGTGGTGCACAATCAGTAATGGAATGGATTAGAAGTGGACACGAATCTATCACTGGTAGAGACGGGTATGCTGATTTCTATAAAAAGAATATCGATTTCTATATGCTAGGACCAGTTGGTGATAAAGTAGAACAATGGAAAATTGTTGGTGCTTGGATTTCATCGGCAGAGTTTGGTGATGTAGATTGGAGTTCAACTGATCCAGTTATGATATCATTAACTTTAACTTACGATTACGCAATCTTAGAATTCTAATCTAAAGAAAGATATAAAAGAAAAGGGAGACAATATTTGTTTCCCTTTTTTATTTTCGTTATATTTATATATACAAATATATAGTTATGACATCGAAAGAATTTACAATTTGGTTAAAAGGATTTATGACTGCTTGCAATGAGTATTCACCTACACCAAAACAATGGGATACTATCAAAGAGGAATTAGATAAAGTAAATGATACTACTATCGGCTTCCCATTTGGAACACCAAATACTACACCGAATACACATCCATTCCCAACGTGGCAACAACCACACTATGTAGACCCATATAATCCATATAAAGTAACATGTACACCGGGAACAACATCACCGGGATTTGAAGTTACAACAACACCTGGATATGGTTCTATTACAATTTCTAACCCTAATTTAGTATCATTCGGTACAGGTTCACTAACAACATCAACAACGGGTTTCCCAATAGCAGGTAGCACGGTTAGTTATACAACATACCAACCATACACAACTCAAACAAATGATGATTTAAAAAATACTAAAAATTCTAAATTCAAAAAGAGAAAAGCAAAATCAGTTAAAGAGTGGGAAGATGAGGTAGATTTAGGTGGTGGAGAATAAAAATTTAAAAAACAAATAGTTATATAAAACAAATAAAAAGTTATTATGGAAGAAAACATAAACATTCAAAGAGGTGGGACAGGTGTTCAAACACAACAACCTCAACAAACAACATCAACATTTAATTTTCCAACACAAGTTATATCATTACCATCAGAAGGTAAGGTATATCCAGACAGTAATCCACTTAGTAAAGGTACTTTAGAAATTAAATACCTTACTGCAAGAGAAGAAGATATTTTAGCAGATACTAACTTAATTAATAAAGGAGTTGTATTAGATAAATTATTAGAATCAGTTGTAGTTCAAGTTGGTGTTAATGCAGATGATTTAGTTACGGGTGATAAGAATGCGGTTTACTTAGCAGCGAGAGTATTAGGATATGGTCCTGAATATGAGGTAGAACTTACAGATCCGTTTAGTAGTGAAAGACAAAAAGTATCAATTGATTTAACAAAAATTCAAACTAAAGATATTGATTATTCTTTATTGAATACTGAAAATAGATATGCATTTGTATTACCATCTCAAACTAAAATACTATTTAAACTATTAACACATAAAGATGAGAAAGATATTACTACTGAAATTAATGCGTTAGCAAGATTAACAAAAGGTAAAGGTGGAAGTAGTGAAGTAACTACTCGTTTAAAATATATGATAGTATCTGTAAATGATAATTCGGATAGAGGATATGTAAACAACTGGGTAAGCAATCAATTCTTAGCAAAAGATATTCAAGCATTTAGAGCATATGTAAAAAGTATATCTCC